CATATATTCATTGAAAAACATAAATTGTGTCCAATTTATACATTATGTAATATATGCCATATTAAATACGATAATCACACCTAAACTTTATTTCTTAATAATTCCAAATAACCCTCACTTATATCGTCTTTTCCAGATGAATTCTTAAACGTTGCGTTAAATCTTTTATTATCATTTGTAAATATATCTATTACATATGGGTCTATATAATTGGATTTACAGACTGACGGTGTGTTATGGAGTTTATCTGCTACTTTTCGTAAAGCCTCACTAACCTGTTTTTTTCTCTTGTTTTCTGAATCAACTTTATCTTTCTTTAGAAGCTGTGAAATAAACTCTAAATTCGCTATCCATGTCCTAAAATTTTTAGCACTGAAATTACCGAACTTCTTTAAATACTTATTTACATCTGAAGACTTAATATTATAATATTTATTTTTAACTCTGTATGTAAATATTCTGTCATTTTTATTCAATGTTCTCTTCTTTAAACGCAGATTTTTACTCAGTTTTTTATTCCTAACCTTGCAAGTATTTCTTACACCCTTCTTACCTACGAAATCTATATTTAATGTATCTTTATTCACTTTAACGTGTCTGTTCTCTAAAGTAGTCACTCCATATGATTTATTTTCTTTTGAATATTTTTCGTTACCAATTCTGAAACAACAATCAATCACTAATTTTAATACCGATGCTATCTGCTTTTCCTTCGAATCATTCTCGGTAAAAAGATCTCTATTTATCTGATTATTAATTTTCTTATAGCATTCACCGAACTCAATCATATGATTAAACTTACTTTTTGATTGTTTCTCTATGTGTTTTTTATTGTAAACATATTGAGCACGACCCTTATTGTCATATCCAATCGCCAACACTTTCGCCTTCTTATTTAAATTTATTTTAACATCATCGTGAGCAGGTGGAATGTAAAGACCTTCTAAACAACATTTAATTATTGATTCATCAACTTTATTACCACGTTTATCAAGGTAATCATAAGTATATTTTTCTTTTCTCTTACTTTTTATTTTACGGACGATGAAGTCTTTCATTATTCTTTCTATTATTAATGTGGATATTTATTTTCTTCTACGGGATTTCTTTCTTTTAGATTTCTTCTTCTTTTTAGAAGATCTTCTAGATTTCTTCTTTTTAGATTTCTTCTTCTTTCTTTTCTTCTTTTTATAACCAGAAACTGTACCCATTAATTGTTCCATTTCTTGGGCATCCAAGGGATCTTCGAACTCTATAACAAATCCTTCCTTTATTTTCTTTTTAATTAAATGTAAAGAAACACCCGGGGCTATATACTGGTCTGTATGACTTTCTTTAATGGTATTTTTCAACATTTCATCTGGGTCATGTGTCTGGTCTCTCGGCCACCACTCATGGTTTCGTACAGCATTTCTTTCCGAATATCCAACTAAACCCATTCCTAATATAAGAATTTTTCTCGCTTCGCGGTATTCCCTCAGATATGCCTGCCCCGGTCGGTGTGGTTTCGGTTTTCTCGGTCTATCTCTGGGACCAGAAAGAGGTCCAATATTACCGGAATAAGCTGAACCACCCCTAATTGCTATCCACCCCCTCGTTTTATAATCATATTTAACATCTCTTTTAGGTTTTATTTTTTCTTTTTCTTTATCGGGTTTTTCGGGACAACATATTCTTATTTTTTCTTCTAGTCCGTCTACCTTTTCATTTAGTTTTTTAATTTCAACCGAATCTTCTAATAACTCAGCACTTATTACACCCCCCTGTGGTGCAGGAGATAACGCAATTTCAGGATCTGGATTAGCAGGAGGTTTATAGGGTGGTGGGGGATCTTTATGTGGTTTATCTGGGAAATCGCCCATGGCATCTTCTAAAAGATCTTCAAATTCATCTTCTGTATCCGATCCCTTCCCTTCCATTATGTTAATAAGTATAAAATTATTTAAAACTCACCTTCTAGATTTCTTCTTCTTTTTAGAAGATCTTCTAGATTTATTCTTTTTAGATTTCTTCTTTTTAGATTTCTTCTTCTTTTTAGATTTTTTCTTCTTTTTAGATTTCTTCTTTCTTTTCTTCTTTTTATAGCCTGATTTCTTCGAACAAGTCTTCTCGTGTTCCGTCACATCTTGTAAATTCCCACTGAAACCACAATTATCGCAATAATATATTTCTCCCATAAACATTTCCGAATAGTCTATGTAACCTATGGGTGATTCATATTCAGTCCCCGACGAATATTCCTGCAAAATAGCCTCTCTGACATTATAATCCGTATAACCATGATTTACATGGAGATGTAAACCATCAACAATATAAACACGAATCTGTTCGAAAGAATCTTTATGTGAATTGTAATTCAGAGTTAATTCTGTGTGAAGTTTTGAACCAATTACATGATTAAATCCCTGACCTCTAAATGAAACTTGGGGGTGCAAGCAGGTAGAATTAATCTCTTTACATTCTGGTTGTTCTTTTAGATTTATATGTAATTTGTCAATTATATGAGTTATAGGTAAATCTTTTATTAATTTAAAAGCATATAAAAAACCATATCTTTTAAAAGGCTCGCGATCGGGTGAGGGTTCGGGTGAGGGTTCGGGCTCGGACTCGGGCTCCGAACCCAGACTTTGACTCATTATTAATTCATGACTCATTATTAATTCATAGATATACCACATTGCTATATCTATATCAAGACCGAGAAATGTTATTGCGTTTTTATTCCCAGTTGATACTGAACCAGGTTGAAACGGATAATTTAATGATCCTTGATACAAAATGGTCCCCTTCGGTAAATATTTTACACCATCTACTTCTTTTAGTAATTTACCATAATATTGTAATATTTCTTTAATCCCTTCATTAAAAACTTTTTTATCTAAACCATCTGAATAATCGAAATTATGATCATTTGGATTATCGCGATAAAATTCATCCATATATTAACCGGTATAAAATTATTTAAAAACTGAACTATATTAATAAGTATACAATGGCAACTAAAGAATTCATTTATCTAAATGATATCTACAATAAACGCATTATGGAAATTCTAAATAATCAAGATATTCCTATCCTAGAAAGGGAATTTTATTCTGAATCGGGTAATTGGTATCAGAATAATGATTTTGAAAATATGATCGAAACGCTTGTTTGGTTAAGCCGAAATAACGAAGAAAAGAAAGAAATCTTAAACAATGAATTAGACGATTATTTTAATTGTGAATAATATACATGCCCGCTTTCGTTGTTCACGGTTTCATGGGTTATCTTTTATACGGTTATGAAGGTTTATTGTATGGTTTATTACCCGATATTATAGGTTTCGGTTCTTTTTTTTACAGGATATTTAAAGATTATTCTTATGATCCCAAAGATAGTCTCGTTGAAAAGATTCATTCAGATAAAATGACTAAACAAGACTGGTTTCTTTATGATATCTCTCATTCACTTTTACCATGGTTAGTCTTACTATTATTAACGAAAAATAAAGCAATTTATGCCGCAATTATTGGTATCTTATTTGATATTTTGTTACATTCAGAAGAATATAAAGGATGGAGAGGTCCGAAATATTTATATCCTTTAAGTAATACATATTTCGAAGGTATTCATTGGGGTTCTCCCGTAGGTTTAACACTTACAGCAATTATATTATTTTTATTCGTACAATACAATAAAGAAATAAAAAATAAATTAATTATATAAATTTGATTTAACGGAACTATAAATCTTAAACGAATTAAAGGGAAATGAATCTTTTATTCCTTATTTTAATAACACAAGTATTGTCTTATGAAAATATCGATTCAAGGAAAATGAAAATTAAAATATTACCAGGGGATAATCATAACGATATTAAACCAATACACCTGTTAAAAAAACTAACAGACTCTATAAATCAAAATAAAATACAAGACTTCGTATCACTTAAAAATATTAAACCGGAAACGGTTCTCACTAAAGTTAAATCCTATAAACCATATTTAGTTAGAATTCCACTAAAATGTGATATCATGAAAAATGGATGCGATAAAGATAAAATTTCAGATGAATTGTCTATGTATTTAAATATTTCACACTCTAGACTAAATGTTAAAATTATATAAATTTGATTTAATTGTTTATTTATCAATTAATAACATAATAATGGATATTCTTAAAGATATTGATACAAATGTTTCTTCTATGGTTTCTTCATCTTTCGGTGAATTCATATCAACCAAAGTAAAAGAAGCAGTTGAAAAAGAAAAAGAAAAATTTTTAAATGATTTGAATATGTGTGAAGAAGAATATCCTCATTTTGATGAAAGTAAACATACGAAGTTTGAAGCATGTAAATTAGTTAATGATAATTCATTGTCATTTCAGGGTATAAGTGAAAACTCCTCCAGGAAATTTAATAAATTAGATACAAGTGATGAATATATATTAAACAATATAAACATAAATGAGAATTCACTAGAATTAAATGATAATTTTAGAATAATGAAAACAAGCGGTGAAACTAAAAGAAGTATTTACTATAAAATATCAAATAAAGGTAATATATTTCGGTATGCTTCTCTTTCTTATCAATTAAACGCATTTAAATATAATTGCCATCTTCCGATAAAACATAATTATAAATTATTAGATTACATAACTGTTTCCGGGTGTCGGGGACCTGTAATTATAAAAGAAGGAACACAACACGCTTGGGAATATAGATTATTTAATAAAGATGATATTACCAATCCAAATGATATGGAATATTTAGATAAGGCGAATGGATGGGGTTGTAAGTTTCGTTATAATTGTGGCGATGAAGGGAGAAAACTAAAGAATCATTATCAACCTTTACGTAAAGATAAATATAATTCTGATGTGGCAGATGGAGTCGGTTGGAGGGAGGATTGTATAGAAAGATTTCTTACAAACAATATATGTCCAGATTGTAGATCTGGAGAAGTAATTCCAGAAAAACTTGACCCTGATATTAATATTGAAATATTCCGCAATCCGCCTATTTTCAACGTTGAATATATTGAATTACTTGAACTCTTATCAAAGAAGGATATTACAATACCTGTTTATCAAATTCAAACAATTTATGCGAAATATCATCCAAGGGCGAATGAAAACTTCGTAATTGAAGAAAAAATTAAGAAGCTATCACAAATTGAAACAGTCGTAGAAGAAAAGGTTGAAGAAGAAAAGAATTCATTAGAAAAACAAAAAGAAATTTATTCAGAAAAGATTAAACAAGTGAATGAAGAAAAACTCAAGCGGATTTTCTCTATGTTTATCCTACGAAATG